ATATTTAAACGCTTCAACTTCAATTTTAGATAGGCTCTGTTGCGCTGTTTTATTCATTTGATACAAGAACGAACCCCAAATAATAGACGCGATTATAACGCCTGTTATAAATTCGCGGTATTTGTAAATTATTACAATCAACGCTTATCTTCAAAGAAAGAATAAACTGTGCTTTTACCTTGACGCTCAGCGACTAGTGTTGACTTTCTGTTATTTCCATCTGATGAGTAACTAACATGAACCCAGTCAGGTTTTTTACTATCTCCAAACTCCCAGATGAGCTGATCAAAGTCTAGGTTGTCATAAATAAAATAGAAAATCTCAGTGTTTGATGGTTTGCCAACTGCATCATTATCTAAGTCTAATGCTTCACCCTTGCAATGTTGTGAGGTTTTAGCACCTCCAATTGCCTTATTTAATGCTTCTGAACGATATCCACTAGAAACAAATATTGGCGCACCAAAATGATTTCTAATTGGTTGAAATATGTTTTGAGCAATAGATATGAGATTATTTAAATGATCGCCTTTAGGCGTGTTATCAATACCCTTTCGCGTTGCCGTTAGACTTTTGCTAACTTCCTCAACGGATAAATTTGTGCTAATTTTCATTAATTGGTCTTTTTTTAGAAACCCTAGTTTTTGCAGTTTGAATTATTCTTTCTTCAAGTCTTGCAATGGTTGCGGTTTGCTCCGTCAAAATTGTGTTGTATGTTTCTAATTTCTCACGCAATTCTTGAATTTCAGCTCGAAGCAAAGCAATGGTTTCTTCATTCTTTTTAACTAGCGCGCTGGCTTGCAGCATTGTTACAATATAACTGCCTATTTCTTTTCCTTTCCAAATTAAAACACCTATTAAAACCGCTGACAAAACCGTAAATAGTCCATGCGTAGCTATCAGATCAGTTATCTTCTCAATTATCTCCATTACTGTTTATCTTTTTTATAAACTTTTGCAGTTTAATGACGTTTTCTTTTTTTGGTTTATACTTAGTTCTTAGAGCACCCATGAAGCAAAGTTTGTGTTAGTAGAAGGATCAACATCTTCATTTGTATTGCTGGAATACTCTGGAAACAAAGTGTTATTAGCACACAAGTAATCAATTAACCTCTTTGAATAGTAAACGGCAAAGTCACGCTCTTGACTTACTAAGCTATCAACTTCAGATTTATCTAAAGGCGTTGCGTTTTCAGGTGTATGTCTAAATGCTCCACCATTGGCAACAGTTACAGAACCCATCGGTAAGTATTCAACCATAGTCCAATGAATAAGCATCGGCTTCACCCAATCATTTACCAATGTCAAATAGTCACCAGCTAAAGTTGAGCCTATAATATCAGCTTGTATTTTTTCAAGTAGGTCAGTTCCCAAATATCTTTGAGCGTGAATGTCTTGAGCGATAGCCACATACTGAATAAACTTATCTGTGTCGATGTTTCCGTTCATGTTGGTGAACGTAATCAAATCATCTCTTTGTATTAATAATGCTTTTGCCATTGTTTCTATTTATAACTAGGATGATGTCCGTTGTTCGGCATATCTCTTGGAGCAATTTTAGCTTCTTTACTACCTCTTGGAGTTGGTTGGTAGCTCTTTGGAATTGATGTAACTTCTTCGCTTGAACTCAAAGCCTTATCGTCTACATATTCACCGTTCGTTTTTTTCTTTAATCGGTAAAGATTTTCTTGCCAAAAGTGTCCGCATTGAACTCCGCCTTTATACTTGAATAAATCGTAAGGTTGACCTTTATGACCGAATGATTTATTGACTCCAGCTCTAGTTGCTTTGTCAATGTCTTCCAAGCGATACACAACGCCATTCTGATTTCTTCTAGTCATGGCTGAACAAAACTTTCTACTATTGCCAGAAGAATATTTCTCTTCGTATGAATATCGAACCTTGTAAACTGACTTATCAAGCTGTGATTCTCTTGATGGCTTTGATGTAATAATATCAGCGAGCTTCTGAATAGTTGTCTTTTTCAGCTCTATTGATTTAGCTGCCCAGTCTTCGATGGACTCATTGTCTTCAGAAACTTCGCGACCATCAACAAAATCCCATTCGTCATCTACATATTCCCCCATCAATGCATTAAGCATTTCATCATCGTCAAAGTCTTGATCTGATGACATTTCAACGCCTGTATTATCTTGAGCTTCTTCATCTGTTAAATCTTCAACATCTAAAGCGGTGAACTCAAGTGGTTGTGAAGTAACAAAAAACGTTTTTAAACTTACTTCATTGAAAGCTAGTATCTTATTGACAGCCTCCAAAATAACTCTTTGCATTGGCTTTATAACTGTGTTGTCAAACAACAAAGAAGCCATCTTAATTTCATCAGCGTTACTACCTAAACCACCGTTTCCAGTTAAACCAAACAAAAGCGGTGAAGTAACTTTGTGAGATACCATCAGCTTTCGCGCTGCCTCTTCAGCTATAAACTGGTATTGGTTATGAGCATCGTTTAGTTGAGGTGTTTCAATTGTTGCGGCTTTAGTGTTGTCATCGTTAAATGAAACTACTATTCCCTCACCTTCGCTACCTGTGTATTTGCTTTTGATTTTACCTTCAATCAAAGTTTGCTCTTCTGGATCAGGCACTCCGTTGTTAAAGTTGATAATCATGTTCGCGCTAAACCTATTATGAATATTGTTTAAGTGAAACTTTGAAAGCTCAATTTCAACAAACGCATAATCAATGCCGCTTTGGTATTCAACAGGGCTAAAGTAGTAGAATCCACTTTTGTAAGGCTTTATGACTAGAATCTCAAGTCCTTCTTTGCTTGTTCCGAAAGCTGGTATTCTAGTTGGCTCAGACGCTTTAGTGATATCTGCCCAATTATCTGAATAATAGTATGCCTCAATAACATCTTCATCGTTGCATTTCTCAGGTGCTAAGTGTTGAATCGGTATATGCTCAACTTGAACAATCTTACTATGATCGCCATTATAAATAATCTGAAAAGCCGACTGACCTAGTGTGTAGTAATCGCTGCAAATCATTCTCATGGTGTCTTCACCAAATAAAGAAATCATTGCTGCGTATTGTTCAGGTCTTCGCGCTGCATCTGTTGCGCTTATTCCCTTGCCGTAGATCATGTTACTTATACCATTAATCAACGCGCTGTTAGTAGCTGAATCTTTAGCCTCTAAAAGTGTATCATAGTAGCTATTATTGTCACCAAACTCAACCCAGTTAGACTGCTTATTTTCGTGCAGCTTTGGCATGGTGTATTTACCCAATTCAACGACTTTTATGTTCTTCATAATACTATAAATTCATTATTGTTTCCATCATATTCATCAAACTTGTTTTCGTTGATTGAATATTTAGGTAATTCCGTTTGATCTGTTACAAATGCACGACCTCTCCAGAGCAATTCTAAGCCACTAAAAACAGTTATTGAATAGAATGTATTAAGTTTTAAAACAGGGCTGAATGTGGCGTTTATAGTAAGCACACCATTAGCGTATGTGCCAGCATAAGCAAAAGTATTGCTCACCTTGTTTTGCGTTTCGTTTGTAAACGTAAAATCTAATGATCCAGATGTTTCAAATCTTGGTATTATTGTGAACGTTTGCTCCGCTGCTGTATCTGATAAGATTAACATAATTAACTAACTAAGAAAAAGCATTTTGTTTAACGAAAAAGGGGCAGCCAAATGCCACCCCTTAAACATGAAACTAAAAACAATCGTAATTATACGCCAGAAGTAACAGTTACTCCAAGTGCTGTCAACTGAGCAGCAATAGTTGCGCCAGCAGCTACACAAAAGTTTGCTGGAGCTTTCTCAGAACCAGCTAAAGTCAATGTGTAACCAACAAAATCACCCAATGCCGCACCGTTTGCAACAGTTCCACCATTTACATCCATTCCATGCTCTCGTCCAGCATAGAAAAGCTCTCCTTGATTTGTCTCTACGATAACGTGAGGTCTTCCGTAACAAAGTAATTTCAATTCTTTGTTGTCTTCCTTCGTTAATTTCTTCAAAGACAGCGTTAGCGTCTGCTCGAAGAATGTAGTACCATTATCTCTTGAAGCAGTTATTGCTTGCTCAAAACTTGAAGTTCCTTTCAAGTCGTATTTATAGGCAGCAACAGCCGTTCCAAGTGAATCAATGACATCTGTATCAGTAACGTCAAACGTCACATCTAATCCAGCATCACCGTAGTTTATAAAGTAGACGCTTTTAAGTCCACCAATCGAATCTTTACAGGGCTCGATTCTTCCCAAACTTACATCACAACTCATTTTTTATTGTATTAAAAAAGGCGAGCAAGCATTCGCAAACTCGCCTTCTTGATTATTAATTGAATTAACTACTAGTTAGCAGCGTTAACGATTCCGTAAGTAACGATATCAGCAACAATAGCGTATTGAACACCAGCAGTGTAACGCATGATTACTCTTACGTTTTGAGAACCATCAAGATCAGCCATATCCAACACTTTCACCTCGTTGTGATCAGCCATTAAGCCAGTTCCGAAGAAAAGATTAGATTTCTCAGCAGCAATCATTGTGTTTGCAGCTAGTCCGTTTGCAACAAAAATCTTAACTCCGTCAAACGTTAAAGCTCCGTTGTTACTCCATTGCGTTCCTAATGCGTTAGTACCGTTAGCACCAAGACCAGCAGCACCAAATCCACCTAATGCACGAACATAAGCTCTTGCTACATTTTGAGAAACATAAATATACAAATCTTCAGAAGTGTATAGTGAAGATGGAATAGCATCAACCACTTTTCCAATTTCTTCAATTACGTTAGCAGCAGTTACAGTTGTTCCAGTTACTTCGTTAGCAGCAGGAAGACCAGCGTCAACACTTAAAAGAGTTGCAAATCCGTCAAATTGTCCAGAAGTTGCAGTAGTACCTGACCAAATATTAGTCTCGTTTCTTTGTGCAGCTTTAGCGGCAACGTGACCAATCAAGAAGTCAGCGAAAGAAGTAGGTAAAGTGTCAAATGCACTGTATCCCATTTGTACTGCTTCCCAATCGCTTTGAAAGTCAGACTTACAAAGTTGAAGATTGATTTGTTGAAACTCTGGCTGAAGAATTTTCTCAGTAAGAGTTACGGTAGAAGTTGCTGTGAAGTCACATGAAGCATCTTTTACAAGATCATCAGTTGAAACAACTTTTAAAACCTCTTTGAATTTAACATTAGGTTTTACAGTTATTCCACCATTCTCAATGGTAGACGCAGATAGTAAAGCTGCTGAAGCGTAAACGCCAGCAAACTCACCTGCGTAAGTAGTAGTTATTGAAGTAGTTGTAGCCATTTCTTTTTTAGATTTTTATAAGCTCTCGCTTGATTATTTACTTTTTTTTAATTGCGGCAATTTTTGCCATTACTCTGTCGCGTGTTGAAGTTGGTCTGCTTGCTGAGATTTGTCGAAGCGGTTGCTTCTTACTTTCCTTCTCAGGGTTAGACTTGATTGGCATAGCTGCTGGCATTTCGTCAACGCTTGCTTCAATCTTTATTTCTTCAACGATTTCTTCTTTGACTTCTTCCTTCAGCTCTTGCTTCTCAATTCCCATTTCACCGAGAATAGATAACACGATTTCACGAACAACGTCTGCGGACATTTCAACTTTGGCTTCTGCCTCTGCTTCCACTTCCACTTCTTCTTCTGCAACTGGAGCTTCTTCAGCTACTTCTGCATCCTTGATTTCTGCAATAATTCCTTCCTCGCTAACGACTAAGATTTTGCCTTCTGGTAGCTCATACTCGCCAACAGGAACAGCAATTCTGTCTTCTTCATTAACAATAAAAACCTCATTGCCAGCTTCAAAAGCCTCTGCTTCCAAAACTGTACCGTTTTCTAAAGTCATCGTCTCTAGGTTCACTTCCATGCCCAATAGAGTTTTGACTTGATTAATAATAGATTTTTCCTTCATATTCAACTAACTAAGAAAAAGCTAGTTGTTGCATTTTCAACTCTAATGCTTACGATCCACACGCTTCACATTCATCGTCAATGTCGCATACTTGTGGCTTGACAACCTTTGTCTTGTCTTGTTCCGCAGCAGCTCGCATCAATGCCTCTAAGCCGTTAGCCTCTTCTGTAATGTTCGCCATTTTTAATCTTCTAGTAATGGTTCTACAATTTCAATCTCTCCAATGGTGTATGCAATTTCTGCATTGTCTAAATCGAGTTGTGCTTCTAATTGTAGCCAATACACACCGCCAACGGTGTTGTTAGTAGGATTCCAATAGAAATCGCCTTCGCTACTTAGTATTGGAAATTTAGAAACGTCTGGTATTATTAAAGCTGTCATCTTACTGCTGTGTTATAAGTTGTTATTGCGTCTGATAAATCTTTTGCTTGGTTATTTGTTAAGCCTGTATGTAACGCTGCAAAGTCTATCTCACCAGCAAACGCTGCAAATGGACTAGCACCGTTTGCAAGGGCTAACACCATTATATTTACGTTTGGTAAATCGTTTAGTTCAGAATTAATGTTTTCAGCGATTTGAACGCCATTGATAAACATTTTATTTGATGTGGTAGAAGTTCTTGAAGCCGTAGCAACATTTCTTGCTGTG